ATCATCAAGTGTGTTGTCTGTGGATTTTGCCAAGCCTTCTAGCAGATCAACAACAAGTTGTTTTACTGCCTTGGACTTTAAAAAGGCGAAAAGGATAGGCTTAATTAATACGATCATTTTTTAGTAGTTTTTTTAGTAGTTTTTTTAGTGGACTTTTTTGCTTTAGCTTCTGTTTTAAGCTCTTTAGCACTTTTGTTAGCGTATGTCATGTTAAAAAGGTTTGTACCAAGGTTTCTCCTTGGGTGGGGTGTTTTGTTTAATATAAGAAGCGATAGATACAATGTCAGAACACATAGTATAAAAAGGAGATTTAGGATGAATCATAAAACCCTTTTGCTGTAACTCAGCACATTTAAGTGCTCTAACTAACTCATAATCTAAACGCATCTTTTCTTCCTGTCTTGCTGCTATGCGTCTACACTGCTTTAATCCACGTTTATCTAAAGGTACCATAAAGTTAATTTGAAAACCATAGTTCTCATTCTCTACGTAAGCTTCAGGGTCATGTGGCTGTGTATTATTACCCATATAAAATGGGCTAAACGTCATAGTAGAGCCGTTACAACTTATATTAGGACCATAATGCTGCCTAGACGGTGCTCCATTATTCTGGAATTGCACCGCCTGATTGGTTACATTACCTGTCGCAGCTGCAACTGGATTTGAGGTGTTTTGTACCTCTGGCTCACTTGCCAGTGCTGGACTTCCTACTGTGAGAAGACTGATAAGGACGTAGTAGTAGCGTTTGTTGTGATACTTCTGTCTATGTCTATTGTCTCTACTACAGCTCCTGCTGCTCTGGTTGTTATCTCCAGAGTGAAGGGGTCTCCAGCTGTTGTTACCGAGAATGTAGTCCCACTTCCAGAAACGTCTGCTGAAGGGGTTATATTTTCGCCAGTCCATTTAGAGTAAGCTCCTCCAAACAGTTCGTGGTCGATAGTTTCGGTAATAGTTTGTGTGGTGGTCGTGGTCGATTGCATAGAACCCTGTGTAAAATTTGGGGTTACTAATTCTGCTCTCGCTACCGTGGGTGCCATCAGTATGAGAAATAAACATAACTTCTTCATTCGTCTTTTTTCTTAACCATAGGGCAGTTTACTGGACCTTTGTTTTTGTTATTATTTCCAGTGGTCAAGCCAAATGTCGCAAGTGCTCCCGTAAACACCGAAGCTACGAACGTGATATCACTGTTGCCAGATTTCTTGACCATAGGTATTTCTACGTAGTTCATCGTAATGATGAATCCACTCCAAACCACAACTCCCAGACGGACAAATGTACCTAAGATTTGGATTTGGTGTTCTTGATCCTCTGCTGCGTCTTTGAGCTTTCCGAGGAGTCCTTTTTTTTCTTCCTGTTTTCCTTCCATTTATTAACTTTACCTTGTAGGAATTTCTGTACCTTCTTTTTGATTGGTTCAAATAAAGACTGAGTAATGCTAGTTGTAGCAACTGCTACCACTGCTGTAGTAACTGCTGTAACAACCACAGCTGTCTCAGGTATTGGCATCTGTATGTCCAATACAGGAATATTCAGTTTAGGTGGTTGGACTTGTCCTGTAGACTCAGGTTCAACCCCCAGTGGTGGTCGTAAATCCGTAGGAGGTACAACTATAGCTGGAAAAGCAGGTATATTTGCTTTAGGAGGCTTCAGTTCTGCCTGTGGTATAAGTAAACCTTTAGGTAAACCAAAACCTTCTGGCAAATTAACTGAAGGTATTCTCATGCTAAATTAAATGATATACTTATTCGTGATACTGTAGAGGTGTTTGTAGTAATACCATGTTTAAGATCACTAGGAAATAATAATAACAAACCTTCTCGACTTGAAGCCTCTACTCTTCCTTGCCAAGATCTTTTAGATGTAAAAAATATATTACCTGTACTACCTTTAACTTTAAAGTAATAAACGCCTGATATTTGATTATCTGAATGATCATGCACATGTCCATAGTTATGCTCTTTAAATAAAGCAACCCAAGACTCTTTAACCTTACAGTCTGCTGTTATACCTAAGCTATCTTTATAATTATCTACGTGATGTGTTATCTGAGATAATAAGGTATTACAATGATGCTTGATAATCCAATTCTCTGAAAAAGTAGGGTCAGATAAATAATGCGTTCTACCCCATTCAGGGTTAAAAGAAAATTTACTATTTTGTATCCCTTTGGTAATTTCATCCTGTATAGTACCAAAGTTATCCACTTGAGCACTATATAGAGGTACTGGAAACAGCTGCTCTATCATATAGAATCTACGCCAGAAGGGTAAATTGGTAAGCGGTTTTCAACAGGTATTTTACCTAGTTTTCTAACTGCTGCACGGTTAGCAATTTTAGCTGCCGTTTCCTCACTCTCTTTCTTCTCTGCTTCTGATTTAGCAGTTGCGATTTTAGCTTTTTGAACTTCCCACGCATCTACATAATGTTTCACTTTCGTGTCATAATCTTGAGCAGTAAGATCTTCGTTACCACCTTCTATTTTTCCATTAACAGGAGCAGGTTCGATATCACCTGTTTGTGTTGAACCATACCATTGTATAGCCCAAATCTTTGAATCGTCAAAAGACCAAGTATCTAGTGCATAGGATTCCCCATCTACTGAGACTACTTTATCTGGAACGATTACGCATACATTTTTAGTTGTCATGTTCTATAACTTTTGTTAGTTTTGGCATTTGAGTAATAGCAGCAAGCATGTTTCTGGTATTAACAGACTCATTTCTAAATGATTCTACTGCTGCTCCTGTCTGCCTTTGCATTTGTGCATTTTCGATAAGTAAGGTGGGTAGCCATGTGACTGCACACCCCCACTCATCTATATCTTCACCTGTTTGTGGATTCTGCCCACGTATCTGTGTGTACCATGAACATTCAAGTCCACGGCAATCTTCACCGATCAGAGGGCATAAGGTGCCAGGTTTGAGTTGGGTCATTTAATCTTTAGAACAAATAATTACGTCTAGATATTGAACTGCAAAATCCATAGCTGTACCACTAAAGGAACCAGCATTATGGGTGTGGTTTCCAGTGTTACCACTAAAGTTAGCACTGAAACTATGAGTATGATTATTTACGTTGTGGCTGTGACCAGATCCAGAGAATCCGTGTGAGTGAGAGCCGCTACCTCCACTGTTATTAGTACCTATATTATAAGTTGAGTTTGCGTTTTCCCCTTGTCTTGTTCCATCACCTTGGTTACTACCATAATTTTGATGATTACGGAAAGATGTACTATGGCTATGGCTAGGCATCTGGTTATTAGATAACGTATGGTTATTTACGTTACCACCTGTGTTTACGTTACTTGTAGACGCACCAGAGTTACCTGTGTTACCACTTACACTACCACTAAATGAGGCTGTTGAGTTACCTGAAGAACCTACGTTACCAGCAGGTGTTCTGCTAGCAAACGCTGATGTAAAGGCTTGGTTACCACCACTACTTACTGAACCAGATACTACTCTAAGAGCTTTGTTGTCTACACTAGAGGTTATCTTTGTCCATCCTGTAGGAGCAGATGTCTGTTGGAAGAGCATCTTGGTTCCACTGGGGAACGGTTGAACTCCTGTTAGGTTAGATCCATCTCCATAAAGAGTATCGAAGTAACCGTTAGCAACTCTTTTAGCGTTTTCACCGATATTATAACTCGAATCGGAATGGGGAATAAAATGTCCACTACCGTCTATATACCATCTGTCTGTACCGTGTTCTCTAAAGCGAATACCATTATCTCCACCACAAATATATAAAGCACTGTCATGCTGTTGAATCTTACCCGTTCCTCCACTTGTATTCCCCGTCCAACTCCCAGTAATGAAATCAACAGCTTTACCAGAAGCAACAGAAAGAATACCGTTGACAGTATCGTTAGCATCCGATCTTAAGTAACTCGCACCTTGAACTCCATCCAAAGTATCCGCATCTAATCCACTACCAGCACCGTCATTCCCTGCGTGCCACACTTTGTGATAAGTGGTTCCACTGTTCATCGTGAAATCAATATCATCTTTTATCCTTATTCCTGAACCATCTTCATTGTTCTGTAAATCTAGATACCCATTACCGTTCCATTGAAGATAACCTTTATCGGTACTACCTTCTCTAAATCTTATATAAGGGTTAGTTGAACCTTGAAGAACGATTTTACCATTATCGGAACTATTTATATTTAAGGGATAGGTAGAACTATAAGTAAGAGTTAATTGTCCACTAGCAGTATCATCAGCATCCGATCTTACATAAGAGCTACCATTTGCTTCATAAGTATCTAATTTAGTACCGTCAGCAGCTACGTCTCTACCGTCAACTGTTCCTGTAACTGTTATGTTTCCTGTTACGTCAACACCAGCACCAACGTCTAGATTTTGTGCAACAGTTGTTGTTCCATTAGATGCTATTGTCAACCTATCAGCACTGTTAGTATCATCTCTTAATTTCAAAACGCCACTTTGTGCTCTAATCCTAAAATCACTATTTGCTGCTGAATCAGTAAATATTAAACTAGGAGAAGTGTCTGTGATATTTACACTTGCAGCACCAAAGTTTCCTGTTGTAGTAACATCTTGCGATCCAAAATTAGGAGCAATCTTAGTTCCAGCTACCGCAGCACTTGCATTAACGTCTGCGTTTACGATTGTCCCGTCAACTATGTTTGCACTAGCTACGGTTACGTCTGTTGGTAAAGTACCAGCAGCAATCTTAGCAGGTGCTATAGAATCTGTAGCTAATCTTCCAGCTATACTAGCACTGGAGACATTAGACATGTTTTCTCTAGCTACTGGAAAACCAGCAGCTGTTGAGCCGTCATGTACGACAAGAGTTTCCTTATCGGTATCAACAGTAACTTCACCTTCGGCTCCAGTAAAGCTACCATGTTGCGTGGTTGTTCCACGCCTTAGTTTTAATAATTTTGCCATTTATAGGGTTCCGAAGTCGAGTTGTAAGTTTGATCCTGTGATTGTTCCAGCTGTCACCGTACCTGTGAATGTAGGGCTTGCAAGAGGTGCTTTGGTGTTTAAAGAAGCAGTGGTTGATGCAGCATAGTTAGAGTCATCCCCTAAAGCTGCTGCTAACTCATTTAATGTATTTAATGTTCCTGGAGCAGAGTCTACTAACGCATCAATAGCTGCTTTCACAAACGCTGTGGTAGCAACCTTAGTTGTGTTGTCTCCTGTAGACTGTGTTGTAGCTGTGGTTGCAGAAGTTATTGCACCATTAAGAGTAGCATCAAACTGTCCACCATTAGTGATATTCTTATTATTTGCATTAAGATGCCCACCTAATTGAGGGGAAGCATCAGATACAATCGCTGAAATTCCTGGTGATATACCAACCCATGAAGTACCATTATAGTAATTTAAGGTGTTTCCTGAACTATTATACCAAAGATCACCAGCAGAAGGGCTTCCTGGAGTAGAATTAGCTATCTTATATTCATTCGCATAACGGTTTACATCTGCAATAGAGCTAGATACAGTATTAACATTAGCAATACTACCGCCTACGTTATTAACATTTCCAATAGCACCTGCTGTAGTATTCACATTAGCTATTGAACCAGCTACAGTTGTGATATTAGCGTTGTTTGTTGCAGCTGTAGTAACATTCGATGCTATACCAGCGACTGTGGTTACGTTTCCGCTTACCCCAGCAACTGTTGAGATGTTAGCATTGTTACCTGCAACTGTATTTATATTAGTATTATTACCTGCTACCGTGGTTATGTTTGCATTATTATTAGCTGCTGTTGTTACATTACCAGAAATCCCCGCCACCGTTGTCACATTGCTAGCAATGCCAGCAACAGTATTCATATTATTGACATTACTGGTAGTAGCCAGCGTATTCATGTCATTAACACAATCTGTAGTAGCTAGCTTGTTCATATCAGCTACTACGTCAGCTGTACCCAAAGTATTCAAGTCAGCAACAACATCTGCTGTGCCTAAAGTGTTCATGTCTGCTATACAGTCTGTCGTGGCTAGTAAAGCCATGTCAGCCACTACAGCAGTAGCACCTAATGCTTGGATTTTGGCTATATTATCTGCACAAGTTTCTATACTATTACCTGTACCTGTAGAGGTAGCATCAGTAATAAGTCCTAAATCTTCTGTAAATGTGATATTACCAGACACAATAGCTATATCATCTAGAACACCCTGAGAAGGTGTGACTAATTGATAAGATGTACCGTTATGTACCTTAAGTTCTTTATTAGAAGAACTATCAAACCACATATCACCAGCTGTTAAAGCACTAGAATCGGCTCTTGTAGTTGGTGCAGAAGTTCCTACTTGGTATAAATCAGCATAGTTATGAACACTACTTATATTACTTGAACAGTTATTAACATGAGTTATATTAGTGGCTGTAGTATTAACATTAGAAATAGAACCTGCAACAGTGTTCATATTAGCTACGTTTGATGTAGTAGCCAACGTGTTCATGTCGTTGACAACATCAGTTGTGGCTAATGTGTTCATATCTGCTACAACATCTGCTGTACCTAGAGTGTTTAAATCTGCTACAACGTCAGCTGTACCTAAAGTATTTAGGTCAGCTACAGCATCGGCTGTACCTAATCTACCTATCTCTGTTGCTTTACCCGCTACAGCACCTATGTCTGTTGCATCAGCAGCTACTGCATTAATGTTTGTCGCATTAGCAACAACCGCATTGATGTTTGTAGAGTTAGCATTTACAGCATTTATATTTGTAGCATTACCAGCAACAGCAGTCACGTTAGACGCAATACCAGCTACTGTATTTACATTGGCTATAGCACCAGCTACTGTATTTACATTGGCTATAGAGCCACCTGTGTTATTAACATTACCTATATTACTGGCAACTGTATTAACTTCAGACGCTTTTGGTACTAATCTATGGAATGTATATGTATGAGCTGTACTGGTTGTGATAACAAGCATACCAAATCCAGCTGGATAGGTGGTACTTGCTGTTAAACCGTTAATGATAACTGCATTATTGTTGATCCTACCATTAGTTATTGTATGAGAAGTTACCCCAGACCCTGTAGTAATCGCACTTGTAAGAGCTTTTATACTAACAACAGTACCTGCATCATTCTTTATATCAGGATGTTCGTTAGGAAAACTTGTTTCATTATTAACTGCAACAAACCCACCAACTTCATCTACAAGATTAGCAACTTGTTGATCAATCGCAGCTGTAGTTGCTACACGACTGTCAGAACTAGACCACGTATCTCCACTTGCGATGGTTTCTGTAGAGTCCTGTCTAAAATACCTCGCATCAGAAGCGGAAGTAGTAAAGAAACTGACATCGTTTGGTGTTGACCCAGAGTGTTCACTGTTAAGTACAATGACTGAATCTGCTATCTTATCTGCTGTTACTGCATTATCTTGTATAGCCCCTGTATCGACAGCATTATTAGCTAATTCAGAAGAACCTACTGAGTTTGCAGCTAGATTATCTTCATTAACAACAATATCACTCGGAAGTGTACCACTACCAAGCTTACCCATTGTAACATTATTATCTAGGATCTTAACTGTTGTTACAGCGTTTGTTCCTAAAGCTGTTGCGTCTACCGAAGATGGTGCATAGTGCTCAGTATCCAAAGAATCAGCAGCAATATGCTCAGAATTGACTGCATCGTTTTCAATTTTTGTCCCATCTATAAGATCTCCTGCTAGGTCACCTCTTTGTATGGTGCCATCAGTAATCATTGTAGATGTTACAACCTGTGTAGCTCCTGTAGTTACTACTGTACCAGTTGCATCTGGTAATGTAATAGTTCTATCAGCAGTAGGGTCAGCCACTGTAAGGGTAATTTCGTGTGCATTATCTGTAGCACCTTCAAATATAATTGTCTTATCTTCTGGTAATCTATAGTTACCATCTCCATGACTAAAAATCTGTCTTTCTATATCAAAAGCTTTGTTTCTAGCCTCTTGTGCTGTAAAATTTGACTCCTTATTTGCTGAGTTTAAATCAGTATGTCTAAGAGTACTACCTCCAGCAAAGGTAGTGTATTCCCCAGAGCCATCTCTGGTCCTACGTTCGACAGAAACTACCGCTGAATTAGGTATATTCTGGTTAAACGTAATGGTATCATTGGCTGCGGATAATTGATAGTTATAAAGTTGTGTGCCCACCGCTACGGGAGGGAAATATAATCCAGTTGTATCGTTATATTGTGGGTGAGAGCTAGTTGAAGTAGTATCTGTCGCTGAACGTGACATCAATACCCTAGTCCCACCTGACAATGTTACATATACATCAAGATCATCTAAGTTATTCAGTTCTATCCCATGCGAACTAAAGGTATTTGTACTACCATTAGCTGCTGGGAATGTATGTTTAGTTTTAACTGCCATTGATAATCAATGTAATAGGAATGGTGCCTATTGTGGAGCGACTCCAGTTGTGCCGTGTATTCTTAAGTTTTCTATTTGCTTATATAAACTTTTTTTAAGGCCAGGATTGGAAATCCCAGCAGCTTCTTTTTGGTAGTCTGATACTGTTATACGGTTAAATAAAGAATCAGGTTTATTAGAGTTATATTCAGGGAATCTATAAACACCTTTATCATCTCTTTCTTTTAAGGCTAAGACAGCTCTCTCTTTAGCTGAAGTAAACCGTTTTTGTACTTCTTGGTAGAACCATTCTTGCTTTCTTTTCCAGCCTGTATGGTCTGTTTTACCTAACTCTTTATATTGTTCGTAGTTATCTTTCCATTTCTCACTAGAAATCAACTGTTCTAACTCTTTTCTAAACTGTTTATCTTCAGCAAGAACTAATTTAAAATCAGATTTTTCTTGAGAGTTTAACTGAACACCACCTAATGAGTTTACTTCCGCACCGATATCATATCTAATATCAAGTAAAGCTTGTTTGACAAAATCACCTTCTGTACTGGTAACAGTAAATGGACTTAACGAGTTGACTAATCTTAATACAGGATTATGTGGACCAATACGTAAAGGCTTTACATTATTTTTACCACGAGTTTTACCAAGAATATCATAATCATTCGGTACATTCGATTTAAAAATAAAGTCTTGTTGCCTAGCATACTCTAAAAAGGTGTTAGCTTCTTTTGATGTATTATCAAAAACTTCTGCTAAGAACCTACTTTGACCACCTGCCCCAAGTTGAGGTCGGAATAGTTTTGCACCCATTCTTTCAAAGTTATAACCTTTATCAATAGACCCATCAAGAAGACCAATCATATCACTAGCCCCTTGTACAACACCAAGATCAGCTACACCTGAAGCAAATAACCATGAAAGCTTTTCTACTGTTTGATCAAAGTAAGCATCACCTAAACGGTTATTATAATAAGCAAGATTACCAGCAAAACTAAATAAAGTTCCAGCGATATCAGACCTACCAAAACCTACATATATCCACCCATTATCACCTTTAGCTTGAGTAGCAGGATTCCAAGGTTTAGGAATAGCAAAAGAATTAGGTTGGATTTTTAATGCTTTCCACATTCTTCTTTCACCTTCATCTTTAGGGTAATCTCCTATAACATGACCATTCATAGCGTATGCATAAGTGATACCCGCTAAGGTAGTACCTAATGCTACTCTCCCGATTAACTCATCTTGTGCTCTAGGTAATTCTTCAGGGGATATACCCCATTTTTCAAAGTCTTTCTTTTTAACTACAATATCTTGGTACTGATCTCTTAACATTTTAAGAGGAGTACGATCAGCTACGTTACCTGCATTATTAAATGCTGGTCTAATAAAAGCAAAAAAACGATTAGTTAAAGGACTTTCTTGTAACCCTTCTAAGAACTTTTTAGAGTTCATAAAATCAGGAAACTCTTTCATTAAAGTGACTTCATCACCTATTTGCTTTGCTCTAGGATCTTTAACTACCCAAACATCATCTGCATTTTTTCTGAAAATTTTCTTACGAAATAATTCATCATATTGTTTTACAAAATCATTTAGATTATCAGGGTCTACACCAAGTTTTAAAGCTTCTTCTGCAGCTTCAACTGCCATCTGCTGACGACCTATTATAGTTCTAGTATAAGCGTCACCTGCGTTCATAACACTTCTACTAGCTTTCATGATAGGTAGTTTGTTAAGATTATAAAAAAGATCTGTAACATTCTTGCCTTTTTTCTGCCAAAAATTCCCATACTTTTTATAAAATCTACTTAACTCTTCGTGTTTAGCATTACCTGCTTGAGAATCAAACCTACTACCATAATCAGGGTTTCTAAAGATAGCTTTACCATCTTGGTCAAATATTACTGGTTTATTATTTATTTTAAAGTTACGCATAAACATCTGAAATGCTTCTTTTTGTGACCTTATTAAAGCAGAGTATTGAACACCAATCATACGGTTTTTAGTCTTCTTAAAAGAATCATAATCCATATGTTCCCAGAAAGTATCTTGATTATACTTACCTTTGAAACCATCTTTAGTAGCAAAATACTTACGAAATGGTATCAAATTATTAGCATACCATTGCTCAAAACCACGAGATACGTTTAAAGCATTAGTCATAAAGACAGCATTAACAGCTGTTTTAGGATGACCTAACCAAGAGTTTATAACGGTTTGGTACATTTCATCCATCAATCTAGGTGGGATTGGTTTTAATCTACCACTAAAATCTTTCATACTACCACCTCTTAAATACTTAGACAAGTATTCAGGGATTTGAGCAAGAGATGTTACTTGACCATTACTTAATAAACTAATAGTTAAAAGATCATTAACTGATTCCATATCACCTGCTTTATACAGTTGAGATAAGTTATCAAAAATGTCATCAGCTTCTTTTTGTATTTCAGCTAAAACTTGTTTTGGTGGCTTTTTCATCATATCAAATAATGTTGTTATCCCACCTTGACCACCTCTTAATGTCATTCCAGCGTTAAAACCCCACTTTTTATTCTCAATGAACATGACTTTCATTAAGTCTGTGAACATTTCCCAATTACGAGTTAAAGGTAGGCTGTTATTAACTTGTAAAGTATTTTTAGCTAATTGTGCTGTGAATTTACCAAGAGTATGTAAGACAAATAAGTTAGCTCTCATTTGAGAAACACCAGGAGCTAGGACTTTTCTTTTACGCACTCTTCCAGATTTAGTTACATCTTTAGGGTCGCTGATAAATCTATACTCAGTAGCATCTGTTGCACCTTTTTTCTGTAAAGAAGCTAAAATCCTTTTATATTCTTTTACAAGATCAACATCTTTACCATCAATAAACTTCTCAATAGGTTCAAGAAATGGACGAGCTAATTCAATATCAGCTTCCATGCTCATTTTATAATCAGCTTCTTTCATACCCATTGATATACTATCTAAGTCCCTAGCTACTTCTTTGTAAATCTCGTAAAGATCTTTATTTCCAGCAGCAGCCCGACTTATATATGGTTCATCAATAGTTCTAAATGCAGTATCCAAGGAAAGTTCGTTTTGCCAATTCCACTGACGTTCTTTCAAAGCCTGTTCTAACTCACCTATATCTACTTGGTAAGTACCATCAACTTTTTGATACTTAAAGATATCACCGTCATAAGTTGCTCTTTGGAAATCAGTTGAATTATTAGGATTAACAATAGGATCAGATTCACGTAATATATTCTCTGCAGCTTGTTTTAAACTTTGACCTTGTATCGGCAACCAAGGATCATCATTTCGTGCTCCTATTTTTTGAGCAAGTTCAAAATAATCATCCATTGCTAACTGTCTTAGAGAAGGTCTATCAGGCATATTTAAGATACCTTTAACATCCATGAAATCATCGTCACTAAGATTGCTAAAAGCTTCTCTCCATAGAGCATCTTCGTCTGCAACTTCAATCTCTGTAAGGTCAGCTTTACCTCGTTTTTTTAAATTGTTAATAAACCATTCTGAAGGTTCCTTACCATCCAATAGCCTACCATATTCAGCCTGATCTTCTATATCTAACTGCTTGAAGATATATTCATCTTTAGCATTATTAGGGTTAATACCTTTACCGTATTCATATCGTGTTTGAGCTAAACGATCTCCAAGTTGTTGATCTTTGATAACACCTTCTTCTAATGTCTTATTAAAAATCCTATTAAAACCTTTGTCTATCTCTTGACGAAACTCTTTACTTGCTGTTTTAATCCCCTTTTTTTTAAGAGCTATAGCTTTCCGACCTGCCCACCAACTAGCTTTTCTAAGACCATTACCTAAAGGAAATATAAAATTAGCTGCTGAACCAACAAGAGCAGATTTCACTCGTTTTTCATACCATGTATCATCTTCATCTGCTCCTAACCAAGCTATAAAATCAGGAGCTAACCAAGGTACATGTTCTTCAGCCATATTAACTAAATTCTTTCCTTCAGAGTCAGACATAATTAACTCTGCTATAATACCATCTGTAGCTATATCTAATATTCTTTGTGAGTTTCTAGAACCCCAACGTAAAAAACGATTAGACTGAACCATAGGACTAACAGCTCTAACAAGTTGGGTATTACCTACCATTGTACTAGCTTTAGTTCTAGCTGGTCCTAAAGCTTTACCAGCCCATCTAGTTAAAACAAAAAACTCTGCTACATCTCTACCGAATCTACCTATACCTGTTTGGTTTTCAGCAATTAATCGGTTATTACCATCAAACCAACTCTCATACTCATCACTTGAAGGGTCTTGAGTAGGATCAACTGGTCTACCTAGAGCTTGATTAACCTGTTTTTTAAGCTCATCTCCTGTTTTATCAGCAGTTAAAAGAACACTATTAGCTGCATCTTCAATACCACCTAAAGGTGCTCTAACACTTTCTCTAGCTAAGACAGTGAAAAAATCAGTAGACTCATCTAAATCTTTTTGAAGTTGTTCATTACCAAGCTGTGCGTTAATCTTCTTTTGCTGTCTTTCGTTTATAATTTCCTGTTTACTTTTCTGATCCCCTTGGAATAGATTATCTATAGTATCGAGTACGTTACCAGATAAGTTATCTGTAAACTGTTCTACACGATTACTAGGTAAACCAGCAGAAGGATCAGGAGTTGAGAAGTCTACTGCTATTTCATTGTTTTGGTTTTCAATAACCTCTTCAACTTCTTCTGTGTTTTCTAAATTGTTTAAATCTTCTGTCATTGGTTTCCTATCCCATGTGTTCTAAGGTTGTACAAATACCTATCGGTATATTCCATTACTGTAGCATCTGTATAATTATTCATATCCCCAGTGATTAACTGTGCAACATGGTATCTAATACCAAGATGTACATCACCATTAGCTGCTTTAATTGCTATAGGCCAGCTCTTTTCATTCATCCAGTTCCAAACTGCTTTCTGTGCTTTTTCGTTCTTTTCAAAATCCTTAATAGACATCTTCATACCTAACGCTTGCCTAGCAAATGGCATAACAAGATTACGTCTAATAGGGTATTTACCTACAAAAGTTTCACCTTTACTTATACGATTACCCATAGAGATTTTTGATACATCATCTATAGGGTCCATAGCAACTCCATCAACAATTTTCTCAAAATGAATATGAGGATTACCACCAATACTACGTCCTGTGCTACCTATAGTACCTATAATCTGTCCATTATAAGAACTACCTACAGTAAGTTCAGGATTTATATCAGCCATATGAGCAAATCTATAGATAGCTCCAGAGTCATTATCTCTTATAGTAAGAACAGTACCATACGGGGATGGGTCTTTATCATACTTCTTAGCTTTATCATGGGCAAAGTTAAATTCATTTTCTATAACTGTACCATTAGTGATAGCAAATGCTGTTTGAACCCCTTCTTTACCACCTGTGCCTAAATCAATACCAAAATGAGGTTCTTTTTGTGTAGGGTTCCTAGTCATCTGACCAACACCCCAATAAGAAAAACCACCGTCTTCAAATTCTGTAACCCAAGTACCTTTATCGGGGTTCCATCTTTCACCAAACTCTCCAGTTTTATCTTTATGCCCTACTGGTAAATGATACCCAGGGATACCAAACAGTTTATGCCCAGTATAAGTTATACCATCAATTACTTTAGTTTCACCTGCTTGTAAAGTAGGTTCGATTCCTGATACTTCATTTCGTAAAATATCATCAACACCTTCTATATCAGCAAAATGGTTTGCTAATGTCATAAAGTTTATTGGTAATAACTTATCTATAGCTTGAGTAGCAACTTTACTATCTCCATTATTATTTTGAGCTAAGATTTTAACTTCATTAATTTTACCTTCATTTGTCTTAGCGTTTTCTTTAATCACCCCGTCTACAAAATCTGGTTCTACCTCTTCTTCAGTAAAAGTACCTTCAGGTAATAAAGCTCTCTGTGCATTAACAAACTCTGAATCAGTTAAACCAAAGACTCTTGCCAATTTACGAACTAAAGGATCAGATGAATAACCATTAGCTAATAAATTTAATCTTTCAGGTTTATCAATCCATAAAGTTTTTTCAGCTAATTTTTTACCATTACGCCCGTTAGCTTTAAGACTAGCTTTAGTCCAAGTTTCAACATCAGGTATATCAGCTTTAAATGGGTCTACATTATCTTTGTTGAAATAATTAAACCCTTCACCAATAGTCAAATACCATCTACTTTTTGGATCTTCCATACCAGCTGTCACTTCATTCTGCATCTCACCTAAAGCTTGGTCATAAGCATCTGAATAAGTTAAGACAACACCATTAGTTTTAGCATCATTAACAAGTTTCAATGCTTTTATTTTAACTTCCCAGTTAAATTGATCTGCAGCTTCTCTTTCACTACCTGTAAGTAATGTAACACCAACTTGTTTTTCTATCTTATCAAACATCTTTTCTGTATCTTTCTCTCTATCTTTAATATGATCCTTATGTGTTTCAGTATAAGGTTCATCCATAACTTCTATATTATTTGTTTCTAAATACGCTTCAGCAATCTCTAAGTTTACATTATCTAAATCACTACCTTTAACTACTCCACCATTATTTTCTTTAGAAATCTCAATAGTTCGTATAGTATCGTTAGCACTTTGAGTTGGTATAAAAAACTTCTCCATTAAATTAGTGATTTCACCAACAGCATATGGATGTGCTTTAATTAAACTAGCTTTAAAAGTCAACATTTCTTGAGTATAATCTTCAATACTATTACCAGTCTTAGCTATGTCTTCAGCTATCTCATTACTTTTATTAATAATAGCCAAAGTTGCTGATTGTTTCTGTCCTTTTACGTCATTAGAATAACGCTTAGACATTTCTTCAGTATAAATTTTATTAATCGCATCTTCACTAAATAAACTTTTATCTATTTCTGCTAAAGTTTTAGCACCCATAGATGTATCCAACTTTAACTTTGAAGCTACTGCAAGAAAATTCTCTTTAACTAATTGAGGATTTGCTGATCTACTAATAACATCTATAAATGTATTACTTATAGTTTCTTTAAGTAAAGCACCTTTACTTTTAGTTGCTGTAGCAGTTAAATACGGTCTAAGACGATCCTCAAGAGTCGTTATATCTTTCCATAAGCTAGTTGCTCCAGGAAGCATTTCCATAGAAGCACTTAAATGATTCGTTATAGCTGCTATTTGGTTTTCTTTAAACTCAAAGTCTATAGCATCATACCGAGTCTTAAGTTCTTTAGATATAACTTTTTTAGCTGGTTTACCTAAAACTTCAGCTACTGTTATATCACCTAAAGAACCTCTATTCTCATCAATAAACTTTCCAAGTAGATAAGCAGATGCAAAACGTAATTTATCTTTATCACCTTCTGCATCTTTTAGCATCCAAGGTTCTTCATCTCCTTTTCTTTGTAGAAGAATCTCACTGGAATTTAATTCAGCTTTCAATTTAGCAGCAAACCCGTCAACAGCCAGAGCTGCTCTTCTATTTTCATACCCAAATTTATAAGCACTAGAAAATAGACCACGAGCTTTGTTAGCTTTATCTGTTTCACCTACTTTCTCTAATGGTGCTGCTACTTGTTTCTCAACTTTAGTTATTATATCAAGGTTTTTTTCAGATGTAGCTTGTATTTCTTGAAGCTTTTCATTTTTTATCTGTTTACCTGTTTGATCATAAAAGACTTCTTCAGTTTCAATTTCATCTTTTAATATAGCAGCTGCATCACCTTCAGCTCTAGCTTGATCTTGTGCATCTTTAGCTATACTTGTGACTGTTTTAGTCAGGAAGTTTTTAAAAGTAGCAGACATATCTGCCGCTTTCTGTGCCTCATACTTATCTAAACCAGTCTGTACTTGAAATATTCGTGCAGCTTCTGCTTCTAATTCTTTAGCAGATTGAACTCTTTTTTTAGTTTCTTCATCTGCTCTTTTAGCTAATTGGACAGCTAAAGCTTCTTTGTCTTTAACTTCTTTTGTTGGGACATTTCGCTGAACGTATCCAGTCTGCCAGTCCCCCTGCCTTGTAAAACCTGTAGCCATTGTTTTGTTTAGTTAATTATTAAGGTTTCCACCAAGCTGTATCTGGACCACTAGCATGACCAATACCAGAGCCGACACCTACGCCAGCACTAACACCTGCCATTACAGAACCAAGCATACTTGGTTTCTCTGGACTTGCTTGTTTAAGTGGGGTGACAGTTTGGAACTCAGCGACTGGTGCAAATAGTGGTCCAGCAGGTACTGCATTAACTGCTCTAGCATCAGCTCCATATTGTGAAAGTCGAGTACCATACTCTGACATAGCAAACGATTCATTAGCATTAAACAAACTAGCATTTACTGCTGCCTGTTCAAATCCTAATTGTCTCTCAATATCTTGCATTGCAAGCATCATAGATTGTCCAGCTTGCATACCGCTTGCTAGTACAGTTCCTTGTGCCTGTATTGAAGCAGCTAATTTCTGCTGCCCTTCAAATGCTGCTTCAGTTACTTTTTCATTTAACTTTAATTGGTTAGATAAACTTGCTCTAGTAGCTTCTTGTTGGTTAAGCTCTAGTTGTTTATTTAAGTTAGTCCTAGCAGCTGCTTGGGCATCTAACTGTGCTTCAAATACTTTTGATTTTTGTTGGTCTTTAAACGCTGAGATTTGTATCTGATTCTGATACTGCATCTTAGCCATTGCATTTGATCTATCAACAGCTGCTTTCTGTGCTCTCCATTGAGACATTTTAGCTTGACGATCAGCAATAGCAGTTCCAACGCCAGCTACAGCAGCTATTGCGATTACGGCTGTGCACATAATTTCATAAATTCTATAATAGGAACTTTATTATATACTCGGTAATTTAAAAACTTAAAGCCTAATAGTTTTAATAGTTTAATGTGGTGTTCATTACGCATATCTGCATAATTCCATAAATAAGGATTGGGTAAAGAATCTACCCAGCGTTTAGCTTCTCTTACAAGCGTATGGGGGAACTCTGCACTGGCCTCAGTACATAGCATCCATATTGCATTTGTAGGGGTTACACCCGCCACTCCAGCAGCCTTGCCGTTGGGAACCTTGAAATAAACTGAAACTGCTGAATCAAAATAACCTTGAACACAAGCAGCTTCTCCACACATTTTTATTGTATCTTCTACCTCACGTCTGTCTTCCAAACGGAGGTCCAACCCTACACTTAGAGCTAACTCTGGAGTGCAAGGTTGGATATACTTACCTTCGTACATGTCTTTTTTGGTTATATATGCCGTCCCAGCTAGCTGAGATCAAAGCGGTGGAAAATGGATCTGGTATTTTTATTTGTAAGTTATATTTATCATTCTTCTTTTGTATAGGTACTCTTACTGATTTGTTTAATTGTGAAGGTGGTTCACCAAAGTTAGCTAATCCAGTCTTCATACCTGATTCATACTGAATGAAATCATTAAACTCTTTAGTAACTGTACCGCTAGCATCAACATAAGAATTCTGAGCTGTCAAATGAAACTGCATTGGACCTGAAACACCTAAGTCAAAGTTGAGTCCAGACACCCTTAAAGCAGCATTTGTGTCATATTTATTAGGTTCAAGTGCTAAATAATAGTTTGGTAGTTCTATAGTAGTTGTGTAAGCATAACCTACAGCTACTTCCCACCCAGTCATATTGATATTATTAAAGGTAGCACTGTTGGTACCTACAGCATCAGCTTTAACTACTGTACCTGCTTGTGTACCATTCATACCAACTGCATAAAAATTAGTAGTACCTGTTGGTGTGTAAGGTATTGTTAATACTGTTTTCTCAGGATTTGATGTAGTCTGAGCTGTATATGCTATATTAGATGGTATCACCATATTATCAAGACAAACTTCAAACCATCTAGCTGTGTATAATGGTGAACCAACATTAGATTCACTACCACCTACAGTATAACTACTACTAGCTGTGGCATCTGTTACATACTCATGTCTAAGTAGTACAAAGTTACTACTTTGTTTAACTACAGTATAGAAACTACCACCAGTATAAACCATATGTTGAAGTGTACCTGTCAATCCCCAACTATACCAAGCAGATTGATCTCTCCTGTCTCCAGAATCATAATATTTATAATGGTAAAGTTCAGTTGAATTTTTCTTACCAAATGTAACAATACCTAATGCGGATGAGACAGTGGACATTGAAACATCTTTTGGTATATACTCTGGAACAACTCTAGTTTGTTCTAGTATTTTAGGCGGTACATCATCATCAAGTATTGTAGCTTCGTATGCTCTAGTATAAGCAGATACATTAGAAGTAAACATAACTGATGTACCCATATCTTGAGGTTGTAGAGAAGCATCACATTCATAACTAGATATCTTTTTTAATCTAGCTGTTTTAGGGCTGAAAATATCTGACTCAGTAAATAACAAGAACTGTCCATTATCACTGAACATTAATACTCCTTTTTGTATAGGGAGTACATGATTAACAAATGCAGGTTTAATATCAGAGACAGTAATATCTACAGGGTTATCATCACTTGTAGAAATAGCAGACACAATAAAGAAATTAAAATAATCCCCAGGACGGCTCATAATTACTTGCTCGTTGGCAATTAAACCAAGTCTATTTCTGTGAAAAAATATTTTAGAAATTTCTAAACCATTAAAACTAGGGAATGGGTTAGTTACATCATCACCCACTTCTCTATATTTCCAGTAGTTATCATTACTATCAGCGTTAGCTGTGGTTTCATCTAACCTTTTAAAAGTAAAGGTACCATTACGGTTATTGACCAAAGCATGTGGCATTGTATCAGGATCAAAACCTTTAACCATAGGATCACTACCTGATGAAAAGTTGTGTGGTCTAACACACTCTTCCCAACTACCACTACCTTGTGTACCATTATCAGCTATAAATTTTACATAATAGTTATCAGCTTCTAAGTTATCAGCATTTGCAATCTGTGCTATATATCCATGCTTACATTGAGCTGGTAATCTACTAACATCTTGTGCAGTATTACCTATAACATTCATCATTTCATTTACAGCACCTCCTAAGAAGTTTACTGTAGGAGCAGCACTACCATAAAGATATAAACCACTACCAATTACTTCAGCTGTGACATTAGCTAAATTACTATTTATCTTTGTAAACAAAGCTTGTATAATAGTAGCCATAGAAAGCTTACCTTTATCAGGATTCTTAGGGCTACGATAGAAAGCTATACCAGACACACCTTCATAAGTATCAACAGGCTCAACTGCTTTAACTTTAACTCTATAAGAAATACCTTCAATACTTATATCTACATACTTAGCTAAAGCTGTAGACTCACTGGTAGTTTTTATAAGTCCACCGTCTTTAAGTGTGACTTGTGCTGTATATCTAGTTTTATAAACTTGTGTATAACCTAAGAAATCAGAAACTTCTGTTCCTGTACCGTCATAGTTAGCTTGGTTTGAATCAACATAGCTAGAAGCGTTGACTGTTACATGACCGTCAACATCCTCACATGCACTATCTGTAAATGAGAACTGTGCTAAACCAGCATACCTACCATCTTTATTGGTATCATCCCAAGTGTTACCATCGGAGGTACCTTTATCAACTTCAAGTGCTGTGACTCTATAGTAAGTGTTAGGTGTGGGAGCTGTAGCACCTGTGTACATTATGTACTCAGTGTTATAAGCTATAGTATCTAACCTAGCAAAAGCGTAGTTCCCACTGTTGAGAGGAGTATCAGTGTTCCCAGTCGTACCAACCGTCTGTTTTGGGTTAGTGATGATCGTATAATCTTGGATTGTCTGTATAGCATAAGCTTGGGTTGTTCCTGTTTGTTGCATATAATCAAACAAAGCATCACCATTAGCGTTGGTTAAAGTTTTTTCAGTACCATCTGCTAAATCCCATATTCTAATAGGTTTAGTCCCGCTATAACTAGATAATGCTGTCATTTGTGCTAGATATTTTTCATCTCCATCTCTAAGTATTTCATACCAGTAACCATTGTCACCAGCATTGGTGAGGGTTTTTACAAACTCACCTGCAGGACGCTTCATTAAACCAAACGTAACGTCAGGTACAGCATTATCACATACTCTGAGCTGTCCAGGAAATTTAATTGTGTCGGGCTGTTGCGATACTCCTCCTAGAAAGTTAGGAATACGTTGATTAATTGCTGCCATTACCTTCTTTGTAAAACTTTATATGGTCGATAAACAGTACTAGCATTTGTCCTACCTTCTTGGTTATTGAAGATATTGTAATCACCTTGGTTGGTATCATACTCTAATGCTGTAGCCCGTGCTTGTGCCTCATCTACAGAGATGAGTTCAGCTGCTTCGGGGTTGTTTACCATGCGGTTAGAAGCGATCCTTGTGGCTCTGATGGTTATATAATCTTTAAACACCTCTGGTATATCACCAAATTCTATCATCCATATTATATCAACATAGATTTTGCCACCAGATGTGTTTGTAAATTTATAAGTGTGATCGTGTAAATCGTATAATTTTTGAATACCGTTATCAGTTTTTTTAATAGTATCAAATGCATCTGGGTGTCGGAATCTATTAAGATCTATTTGTAAAACATTAGCGGGTATAATCACTTCATCGTTTGTATTTAAAGTGATAGGATATTGTGTTTCAGTATTGAATTTCCAGCCTTCTGCTAATATCTCACGGCAGACTTGCTGCAGAGTTTTCTGTGCAATAACCACTTCAGGGCTTTGTACACTTAAGGTA